TTTCCTAACTATATTTATAAGAAATTGATATTGTAACTTAGCATCAAGGTGGTGATACTTATTCATCTCATTTGCGATTGCAACAGTATCGGGGAAGTAAGAAAGACTACGATTAACCACGAATGGTACGTACTGCTTCTCAGTGTCTGGATCCTCCATAAGATCTTTCTTAGTACTATTAATAGAATTCAGAAAGTCGAATGGAGATAGTTTTTTCACAGTTGACATAATGTAACACCAGATTTTTGTAGAAATACGATACCATCATCGCATCTCAAATGTTTAGTTTTATAATATACTTTACTTATACCACTCTGATAGATTAGTTTAGCACAATCTAAACAGGGTGCTGTAGTAGTATATATGGTAGCATTATAACATGATTCCGAGGACATTGCAACCTTTGTGATTGCATTAGATTCCGCATGAATCACTGTATCATATGTTACCAGATCATTTTTCTTCTCATCGAAATGTTCGCACTTGTTGTCCCATCCTGCGGGTTGTCCATTGTAACCAATAGAAATGATCCTATGGTCTTTTACAATGACACAACCAACCTTGAGTCTTTTGGCATGAGAAAGATTGGCATAGTTCATTGCCGTTCTCATGTGTGCGAAGTCCCACTTGGTAGGTTTATTCCTCTTTAATGAAAATACCATCTACCATCTTTCCTTTTCGATCTTTGATATCAGCATAGGCAACTGCGAGACAATGCTCCAGAGGTAATCCATTACGTTTTGCAATGTTGATCAGCACTACCATGATGTCACCGATATCATCTGCTACGTCACGTTCTTTACATACGTTATCAGATAACTCACCGACCTCTTGGATCAACTTACATACTTGATCCTTATCAGTAGCACCATCGATCAGATTACGATCTTCGTGCCAACGTTCTACTTGTGCTATAAGACGGTTGATATTTGGTTCTGCCATCCTATCTAACAATGCTTTCTTAGAGGCAGTTGTCACCTCAAGGTTGTCGAATAGTTCTTTCTGGTTCATTATTTAATCTCCACGTTTGCCATGATCTCTGTCATACAGGCAACTAAGTTAAGTTCGTGATCTGCCACGAACGCATTTTTATATTGATAATCTGCGAGAATCAATACAAGTTGTGGGATAGAAGCAGGTGCAACATATTCATTCATGGCATCATATATACCACGGAAGATAGACGCAGGTTCCATATCCATATTCTCCACTACCCATCCACGCATCTTCTTGAAGTCTTTCTGCTTTACTGCTTTGAATAGGACACTGTAGTTATCATTAACGTCACTAATGATACATCTGAGATTCAGAGTACCACCAATAGAATGACGTTGCAACTCATTGAGCACACGTCTCCAGTCGGGGGCATGTTTCATGATCAACTGTGCAAGTGTGTCTTTGTTATACTCAACACCCTCACCCTTCAGTATCTCATCCGCACGGGTCATGAACTGTCCACACAATCCTGCCATAACTTTCTTAGAGAAGTTAAACTCGTAATTAGAACAACGAGAGTGTAGGGGTTCGATCACTTTGTTCTTGAAGTTACATGTCAGAATAAACCGACAGTTCTTACTGAACTCTTCGATGAAACCACGCAGTGCGGGTTGAGTTGATTGAGGATTAAGGTAGTCTGCTTCGTCAAGGATTACTACCTTGTAACCGCCAGAGAGGGAGACGGACGAAGCAAACTGTTTGATCTTACCACGAAGGGTATCAATGTTACCCTCTTCAGAACCGTTGATGACAATATAGTCAAGACCCAGTTCTTCGCACATGGAACGTGCGATTGTAGTTTTACCAGTACCTGCGGTACCAGAGAGTAGCATGTTAGGTAATTCCTTACCGTTAACTACTGCTTGAAATGTTTTCTTGAGACTATCGGGTAGGATAGTTTCGGATACTTTTTGGGGACGGTACTTTTCGACCCAGAGAAATTCGTCTCGCATAGATACTCCATAATATTAAAAGTGTTTCTTATAGTATACATTGTACACCATAAGAAACGTTTTGTCAATGTGTTTGTGTAGGTATTGTTCGACCAATACGACAGATAGTATTATCTGCTGTTACGTACACGAGGTTAGGTGTCACTACCCAGTTATCTTGTACACTTTCATATACACAAATAATGAGGTTATCACCTACTTCTGCCTTTCTTGCACCTGCTCCATTGACGGAGATGATGCCAGAACCCTCTGTTGCGAGGATGGCATAGGTTTCCCACCGTTCACCGTTAGTGACATTGTATACAAAAATATGTTCATACTCTTTTATACCTGCCGCTTTTAGTAGATCACTATCAATAGCAATGCTACCATCATAATCTAACTCGGTTCGGGTTACGGAAACCCCATGTAATTTACCAGTAAGATACTGCTTCATTACATCACCTACCTACTGAGTATCGTTCTGTAACTGCTCCACGAGTTGAATACACTCGATAGATTGGTCACGCAACTGTCCAATAGTAGATAGTTCTTCTCCCTTGAACCCACCACGTTGTACAACTGTATCAATTACTGCTACAGTAGAACGTGATACACGGTTTGCGAGATCCTGCAACACTGCCAGACGTTCGTCTACCTGTGGTGCTTCTTTTTTTGCTTCTTGTTTTGACATGTTATTCTCCATAAGTTGATGCTTCAAGTGCGATAAAATATTCAATAGACGATTGCTTACTTGCAAAGTGTGAGATCCTCTTAGAAGATACACCCACCATGAAGTCCTCATTGACTATCTTTAGGTTATTAACGTTTATTACAAAGTTGAAATCAACTCCTTCATCATAAACTCCTTCAACAAAAGTGAAGAAACTATTAGACGTTGCATCGTCCTTGTCAATTACAGTTAACTTGACAGATCCACCACTCTTACCGTTTGGGGTAATCGAAATAAGATCATGACCAAGGACTGCACTTGCACGTTTCAATCTACTTAGTGTATCCGTATCTAAGGTAAACTGCACTTCTGGTTCTGGCATGATAACATCCTTTGTAGGGGACGATAACATATCGATGTCAGAGAAGAAGTACTTATTACCACGTAAACCCGTGGAATCAGAGATCACCACGTGCTTGTCTTCGAACTTCAGAGATGGGTTATCAACCAATCCCATGATGTTCAAAAATTCATGTAAATCATAAATACCAAACTCATTGGGTATAGACTCATCCAGTGATGCTTTCGCAAGGATGTTCTTTGCCATTGAGATGGTCTTCAGTTCGTTGCCTTCACGGAACACAATATTACTATTAATGTTTGCAAAGTTTTTTAGTACTCCAAGAGTACGATCAGATAATTCCATAATAAATCTCTCTAGTTTTAGTTAATATACGGTCATTGTAACACAAAGGAATCGACATGTCAACCCCTATGCTACTTTTAATTTGGAGAAGTTTTTCTCCTTCACAAATTCTAACTTGCGTTGGAACTGTGCGTCTTCCAATTCTGCTTTGTGTGAGATAACAAACACGTTGGTCTCTTCTCCCAAACTATACAGGATCTTCATTAGATTGTCAACCCCATCATCATCCAGAGATGAATCAAAAGTTTCATCAAGTATGAGTAAGTTGGTTGCCACACTATTCTTCATCTTAGCAATCTGTCTCCACGTAAATAGTAGGGACAAATCGATACGTTGCTTCTCACCTTCAGAGAAAGAATCATAAGAGAAGTTGTCACGGAAACGTGAACGTATGGTCTCTTGGAAACTCTCATCCAGATCAAAGTGGACGAAGAAATCTAATATCTGTAGGTACTGGTTAGTCAACTGATTGATGACAGGTATGTACTGCTTAATAATCTTGGTCTTGATACCAGTATCACGTAGCAACTCACTTGCCACTTGATTGTACGAGTACTGCTCGTTAAGTTTGTACTTGGCATCTTGTGTCGTATGTAGTTCATTGGACAACGTTTCAAGACTATCATTTGCTTGTTTGAGATCACCAGTGTTATCTGATAGACCATCAATCTCTTTACGTATTCTATCTACCTGCTTGTATGTGCGAGTGATAGTGCTGTTGTTATTGTTAACCTCGTTCTGCCAGTTACGTATTGCTTCTGCCATTGCAGTCAGAGATTCTTGTATTGATTCATACTCATCATTCTTGACCTTTGCTTTGGACATAGCATCGTTAAGATCTTTGGCACGTGCTTTTGCTTTTGCCACTTTATCCTTACGGATAGTCTCATCTATATCTTGGTCACATGACGGACACGTTTCATTCTCTTCGAAGAACTTTGCCTCCTTAACTACAACCTTTGCCTGTGCTTTAAAGGTAGACAAGTATTCAGTTAGATCCTTTGACTTCTTAGTTAGATCTGTAATCTGTTTAGTCAGTGGTGGTTCTTTGGATGTGATATCATCAGATAGTTTTGTATTACGTGCTTGTAGAGTCTCCACCTCTGCCTGTAGTACTTCTATCTCTGTCTCTTTGTCCTTACGGTATGTTGCATTGACGGCAGACAAATCACGGAGATACTTCTTCTGTGAGTTAATCTTAGTCTTGACCAGTTCTATCTGGTGAGTATTGGATTGCATCTCACCCTTGAGTATTGACATCTTCTCCTTTAGAATGCCGTTCATCTTAGAGAATATATTGATGTCGAGTAGATCCTCGATCACCTCACGTCTTGCACCCCCAGATAACTGCATGAAAGGAACGAATGAACTTGATCCCAAAACAACAATCTGGTGAAACGACTTGTGAGTCAACTTGAGTATGTTCTTCTCAAGCATCTGCTGATACTCTTTAGCATGGGATGCTTGGTTCATCATGTTGCCACCAACCCATATCTCAAACTTGTTAGGTTTAATCCCACGTACAATCTTATACTCTTGCTTACCAATAGCAAACTCTACTTCTACTTCTGTGCCTTTGGCATTGATTGTATTGACCAACTGTGGTTTAGAGATCTTACGGTGTGGTTTGCCAAATAGAGCAAACGACAGTGCGTCCAACATAGTGGACTTACCTGCACCGTTTTGACCTACAACCAGAGTGGTTGGAGATGCGTCAAAATCTATGTTGGTAAATGCATTACCAGACGATAGAAAGTTTTTGTATCTAAGTTTCTGAAATTTTATCATATGTGTATTATACTACAATAATTAGTATTTGTCAAGTCCATTACATAATTTCCATATTCTGTGCTTCGGTCATGAGTGTAGATATCTCTAACTTGATTCGGTCTTTATCGAGGTCTGTGCTTACTGCGTCAACATATTCGTTTACAAGTGTGGCAGTATCGTCAACCTGTAGGTTGTCACTCACATTCTCACCAAGGAAGTCTTTGAAGTCTTCGGCAATCTTTAGTTCGTGGATCTTCTGATCCTGTACACGACCTACAAACTTTTCGAAGTCCAGTACGTCACCCTTGTTTACCACAATGATCTTTACAAACTTCTCGTCAAGGTATCGCAGATCTTTAAACTTCTTAGGTGGTCTACGTGAATCATAATAGATCTTCTCGTAGATAGTAATAGGATTGTGTATTGATTCTAACTCTCTTGTTTTGGTATCAAGTACATGGAAGTGTTTAGGATCATCACAATCACTCCAGAAGAACTCATACTGAGCACCCAGATAATGAATGTTACCTTGTGATGACTTGGCATGAAAGTGTCCAGACAATACGGACTCAAACTTATTGAACACAGAGGCATCCATACCCTCCTTACAGATTTGTCCACGTGCCATCTCAAACCCTGCGAGTTCTAGGTGGGCACC